AGAGGTGCTGCCACGGCTGGTGATAGTGGTGCTGCCACGGCTGGTTATAGAGGTGCTGCCACGGCTGGTTATAGTGGTGCTGCCACGGCTGGTGATTATGGTGCTGCCACGGCAAGAGGAAAGGCTTCAACCGGATCAAATGGTTTGTCAGTGGCAAGAGGTAACAATGTTCAGGTAAAAGGCGGAATAGGTGCAATTTTGGTTATAGCTGAAGAAGGGGAAGATACGTATGATATTGTCGATTGGAAGGCTGTATTAGTCGATGGTGAGGTTGTCAAGGCTGATACATGGTATAGACTGGAAAACGGTGAGTTAGTGGAAGTTGATTAACAGTTGACTGATAATACAATTAGAATTTAATTTACAATAATTACCATTTACCAGACATCAGGAAAATGGTTCAAAACTGAATAGAAATGAAGCAAAGTAAATTGACTCACGGCTCCCTATTTAGTGGTATTGGCGGTTTTGAATTAGGTGCCGAAATGGCAGGAATTGACACTTTGTGGAATTGTGAGATAGAAAAATTTCAAGGTGAAATATTAAAAAATAAATTTCCTTATGCAGAAAGATTCACAGATATTACAAAAACAACCGGGCTTCGATATGTGGACATCATTAGTGGAGGATTTCCGTGTCAAGACATCAGCGTTGCCGGAAAACGTGAAGGTATTAAAGGGAAACGATCCGGCTTATGGAGTGAGATGTATAGAATTGTACGGGAGGTTAGACCTAAATACGTCATCATTGAGAACTCGCCAGCTCTCGTTATTTCCGGCTTCGAACAGGTGTTATGCGACCTTTCCAAAATCGGGTATGATGCGGAATGGCAATGTATATCAAACTACGCTTTTGGATACCCGCACAAAAGGGAAAGACTTTATCTTATTGCCTACTCCAATAAAATCGGACTACAAGGCGACATTTGCAACAATGGATGCTTTAACTCGATATTTAAACAGTGGGCATCAGATACGAATATCGGATATACTTGCGCAAAAAGGATTCTTGAAATCCCAGCGCATAGCACTGTTAGAAATGATGATGGGTTTCCCAATTGGTCACACAGAGTTGGAAGTATCGGCAATGCGGTAAATCCAACAGTGGCAAAATATTTATTTGAATGTATTAAGATTTTCGATAAACAATTAGAGTAAAACAAAATCAGAAATGAATAAAACTCAAAAGAAATTGTTGGCAAGGCTTATGGCTGTTACAAACAGCCTTGGCGGAACGCTTGACGGTACTGCTACCTGTGAGAAAAAGTACATTGATAGGCAACGTGCTCACAGGCTCTCATACAAGGTCATATATGGTTTATTTGGCGATAATCCTAACAATCCCTATCGTGAAGATGATATAAATAATGCCTATAAAGCTATTGAGGAAATGGAGAAACTGGTACAAAAGGTATATCCTGACCGGAGTGGCTTTTTGAAAAATGAAGAAAAACAATAACCCTCAAAACTGATGAAAAAAAGAATAAGAAATAAAATGATGAATAATCCCGGAAGGTATAAGCTACATCAGTATTTGAAATATGCTCACCAATGGGCGGATACAGTCAGCTATAAATGCCGGTTATATTTGATATTGGATAATGGGAAAATAGTAAAAACCGATTAATAACTATAAAGAAAGGAAGTAATATGGAAGCAAAATTATTAGAAAAAACATCTATCTCATTAGATGAAATATACAAAAATATTGAGGCAGCTAATAAACGCCATGAATACAAAGTATTTTATCCTCACTTTGTTTATTTCTCGGATGCGCTAAAATTAGAACTTATGAGAAAAGGATTTAAGGTTTATGTTGGAGAATGGCTTCACGGAGATAAAGGGTATATTATTGAATGGTAATTAACTAAAAACTAGATTGAAAGGAGCTAATATGTTTGAACCAAAAACAAAAACTATAACCCGTTGGGGGCTTACAATCCGAGGTACTGATGTGTATTTCCCTAAAAAGGAAACAACTATAAATATTGGAAAATTGACATTAAAGATGAATCCGGAAACTCGAATGTTTGAAGAATATCGGCTTTGGGATTTAACCTCCGGTGTTCCTCAATTGATAGACGAACAGAGATTTGATAGAACAAGTTTAATTCAATAAAAATCAGATATGAGCAAGTCAAAAGAATATATTGAAAGTGAGAGTTTTGTGGTAGTCAATCCCAACTTCCCGGTTATCGCAAAAGAAAATGCTTTTAAAGCCGTTGCAATGGCACAGGAAGAAATGAAACGGAAGGCCATTGAAACTCTGTCCTCTGTTTTGGAGAATTGGATACATGGCGGTGATGCAGACTGTATCATTGCCGAGTTTGAGGAAAAATTAAAATAAGATACAATGAAGACATTGGAAGAAGCAGCAAAGCAAGAGCTTATATCAAGCTATGCAATAGTAATTGAAGGTGAATTAGTCTATCAAAGGCAAGCAATGCTGAATATGTTTAAGAAGGGTGCAGACTGGCAGTCCAAGCAATCTCCGTGGATAAGTGTGAAAGAACGGTTGCCGGAGGAAAACAAAGAATATTTAGTCGTTCTTGACAATAGAGTGGTATACGTAGCTCAATATAATAAGAATAATAAATCTTGGCTCATATATGGAACTGGATATACTTATAATGTTGTCGCTTATATGCCCATCCCGTCTTTCGATGAAATATTAGAAGCCAACAGGGATGTACTTGAACGGATTAAACAGAAAGGAGACTGAGATATGAAATTAAGACAAGAAAAAGGTAATGAAGAATATCCATACAAATGTACGCATGGAGTATTTATACGGATTAGGACGCTCGATGAAGGCAAATGCTATTTGCGTTAGACACTATGGCAGAGTAAACAAATCAACAAAGCGAATCAATCAATTAAATTAATTAGACAATATGGAAATAAAGAACGTAGGACAACTTAGAAAAATAATTGAGAATCTTTCCGATGATTACGAAATAGAGATGCGTATTAGACGCAAATTGACGGATGAAGAATTGAAAAATTGCAGATACCCTTACCCTTATGATACAGAGTATTTAACTCTGGAATTTGACGATATAGGCGTTTCTTGCAAAGTATTGTGCTTGGGTGTAACTTCTAATGAATGAACGGTATGGAAATAAAGAATGGAATAATAATTGATGGAGTGCTGCATGAACCATCAGAAGGATTTTGTAATGAATGTTCCTTGTCCCGGGAATGCTGTAATATTTTAGATGATACCTATTGTGCCATACTAGATTTGGGAATAGGTCAGTGTTTTATCAGTCGTGGCAAAGTAACAGAGATTAAAACAGAGGAGGAAAAGAAATGAAAAAAGTATTGTCAATCGAGCAAATGAAGCATTTGCAAGAACTAGGGTTAGATACGAGTGATGCAAGTATGTATTGGGCGAGAGTGTCGCATGGAAGCCGTGTTGATGACAAATCAAAAGGTAAATGGTTTTTGAGCTTGCATAAGGAATTTCAAACTTGTGGGTTTATGTCGTATGAATCAATTCCTACTTACACCTTGCAGGATATTCTCGGTAAGCTGCCTTGCTTCATCGGCAATCAAGTGCTTACCATCCAGAAACTTGCAGATAGCTATACATGCTTGTATATAGAACCTTATACTAGGTCTATGATAAATATTACAGAAAGTAAAGAGCCTATTGATGCAGCTTATGATATGCTGTGCTGGTGCATTGAAAACGGATATGTTAAAATCGGAAAGGAGGAACAATGAAAGCAAGAATAAAAAGAAAAATTCAAAAAAGACCATTCCTATACAATGTAGGACAAGTTTTTAAGGCTTGTGATTGGCTTACTGAAATTCAGCGTGGAAATATAGTTTGGCATCGGTATCATTCATTCGGTACTATTATTAAATCAGAAAATTAAACAATGAAAGCAACAATAAAATCAACTGGAGAAATTGTAGAGATTAAGGATTTATATGATGATGGTACTGCATTGGTGGGAAACATGTATATCAAGGTGTCAGAACTTAATTTCTTTAGTGAAAACATTGATTGGGAACAACGTAGGTACGAATTGGCAAAAGACATTATTAAAGTTGTTATAGCAAACGAGAATGGTATTAATTCTGAGGCAGTCGCTAAATATTCGCTTAATTGCGCTGATGCCCTAATTAAAAGACTAAAGGAGGAGAATCATGGATAGTGTACAGACACAAACCTTTTCCATTAGAGGGGATGGAGGTGGTGATGCATATATTGATTTTTGCAATGGTCAATTATGTGTTTCAGTTGTCATAGAAGGGAAACAGGCAGATTTTCACTTTGATCCTGTTACGTTAGGGATGTTTGCCCATGCTTATAAATTACATTGTGAAGAGTGTAAAGAGTGTAAAGGAGAATAACCATGACCGAAGAATTTGTAACATTAGAAACAGCGAAACTGCTGAAAGAGAAAGGATTCAATGAAAGAAAATATCTCATAGATGTTTCCACTTTGAATCATTGTTATAAATACCTATCTGTTCCTCCGCAATCCGTCGCCCAAAAGTGGTTACGTGAAATCAAAAACATACATGTACTCTCTATTCCACGAATAATAGAGAGTTATAATAAGATTGGAGAAGTGGTTAAGACAATAGTTGAATTTTACTATTGGGAGATATATGTCGTAGGTAGTAGTCATAAATATATTGCCCAAAATTGCTTATCTAATCAATTTAACACCTACGAGGAAGCACTTGAAGCCGGAATACAAGAAGCGTTAAAACTTATATGATTATGAAGAAGATATTTTTCAACGATAAATTAGGATTAACCCAAGCGGTATTGGAAGGTCGGAAGACTATGGCGAGACAAATTGTTCCATTTACATTTAGAGAAGATAAAATGCATTTATCTCGATACAAAGTTGGTGAAATTTATGCCATTGCTCAAAGTTATGAAACCATATTTCATTCAGGTAATTGTCCTAATGATTTTTTTGTAGATTCATCAACAATCAACAAAAAGTATTGTGGAGCAGGATTTAAAAATAAGCTCTTTGTCTGCGCTGATGCCATGCCACATCACATCCGCATTATCAATGTTAAGATTGAACGACTCCAAGATATAGATGATGAAGATTGCTTTAAGGAAGGAATATACGCCAGCAACTCGCATGAAATAGGGTATGGCATACCTTGGGTATATGAATACAAAAAAAGTAAAATGGCTTATTATACACCTCGTGAAGCCTTTGCCGACCTCATAGATAAAGTATCAGGCAAGGGTACATGGGAATCCAATCCTTATGTATTTGTATACGAATTTGAATTAGTTGATTAACAGATTATATTGTTATGGAAACAGCAGAATTAATATTTAAAGGTATCCTTACCTTATTAAATGTTTGTGCTTTGATGTTTACCTTAATCTTGGTAAACAAGTGGCACAGACTCATGGAAGACAAGATGGATAAGATAGAAGGATATGTCCGCCATGTATCAGATCGTAACGATATTGTTTACATTAACCAGCTTTTGGAATTGCAAAGACTGTTGATAAAAGAAGAACGGTATGAGGAAGCCGATAATATTGGAAAAATAATCAAGGATGAAGAAATTAAATTAGGAATAAGGGAATGAGCAATGTTAATTTGAACGAACTACGGAATATAGCTTACAAAACAGCTTGTGAGAATGGTTTCCACGATAAAGAACTGAGTGACGAACATGAAATATGGAAAGACGTTTCAGGATTTGAAGGATATTATAAAGTTTCAAACTTAGGTAGAGTAAAATCTTTGGATAGAATTATTTTGTCTAAGAATGGGAAAAATATGCCATTTTGTGGGAAAATATTAAAATACAGAACAGGGAAAAGAGGATACCCATACGTAACTTTAAGATCTCCTAATTTAAAGAAAACAGTAAAAATTCATAGACTAGTTGCAAAAGCGTTTATCCCAAATCCAAAAGGCAAACCACAAGTAAATCATATTGATGAGAACAAGTTAAACAACAAATGTGAAAATCTTGAATGGTGCTCCGCTAAAGAAAATTGCAATCATGGTACTCACAACATTAGAGTTGGGATGAGTGGGAGAAACTCACCTTCTAAATCACTACCCGTTTTCCAATTTTCATTATGTGGGGAATTTATTAAAAGATGGGATTCTTTATGTGAAATAGAAAGGCAATTAGGTTTCCGTCATTCAAATGTTAGCCCATGTTGTTATGGGAGAAAAATATCCATGTATGGATATATTTGGTGTTTTGAAAAGAATTACTCAAAAGAAGTAATAGATTCAAAAGTATTAATATATCAGAAAGCCCACACTCCTAAAAGAGTAGCGCAATTTTCTTTGGATGGTACTTTAATTAAAGTATGGGAATCTTCCAAACAGATATTTAGAGAACTTGGAATAAAAGATTCATTAATAAGCGTAGTTTGCAATGGAAAAAGAAAACATAGTAACGGATATATTTGGAAATATTTATAAAAATGTTAATCAGAAGATGAGATACAATGAACTAAGACCTATGTTGAACGGAAAAAGATATTGATTATGAAACGTGAAATAAAATTCAGAGGGAAAGAATTTGAAACAAGACAGTGGATAGAAGGATCTTTGACAACATATCCAATATACTACCCAACTATTACACTCGTTGAAGATGCTGAACCTATTCCAAAAAAGACAACTTGTGTAGTTCTTCCTGAAACAGTCTGTCAGTTCAGTGAAATAACCGATAAGAACGGTAATAGCATCTTCGAACATGATCTAATACTGATTCATGAAAGCGAAAGTTTCTGCCAATTTACAGTTGAAGTACTATTTCATAAAGGAATGTTCTGCTACAAGAACAAGGCATGTGGCTTTACCCCATTGTGGTATGTCAGCGATAGATGCGAAGTGATTGGTAATGTGTTTGATAACCCGGAATTGTTGAAAGGAAGTAAGCAATGAAGCACATATTTTACTTATTGGTGGGATTTCTTGCTTTCTATGAAATTATGAAAGCCTTAAACTGTAAGAGAGTATATTCCCGCACATACAAATATAGATATCTTCCCAAGGAAAAGATAAAGGCATATTTAAAAGAGCATCCTATGCTTCTTCTAATGAGTGTTCTGGATATTTTTGGATGGATAACATTAATGGCAGGACTAATGACAAGCCAATGGGTTTGTTTTTTGGCGGTTATGGTTCTATCCCTATCAAGATTTCAAAGCCTTGGCAGTTGGGCTGTATGTATAGACAGCATCATCACTGTGGCTATTTATTTGTTTGCCATTATTAATACTTATCATTTACATATAGAATTATGAACAAGTTAGAACACATATCCACAATTGATTTCTGTTACTGGCGGTTGAAAATTCTCTGTGAACAACTTTCTAAACCCAAATCAAACATAGAGATAATGGTTGACAACGCTTGCGGTTATAATGAAACCGAAGAAATAAGAAAGGAAGGTATAATACTTTTAGAGCAGATTATCGAAAGCAAGAAGGCTATCAGTGCTGATTACTTAGGGGATAGCAAGTTTTTAGATAAATTAAAAAAGGGAAATGGTTGAGCTATACAAAGTAACCATTTCCGATGCATCATCTGTATTATGTTTGCTGTTTTACTCTAAAAGTTAAATCTTTGGTTATGAGTATTTTACGACTAAAATAATTGTGTAAATATTTGGCTAATTCATTGATAATGAGTATCTTTACAATACTTAAAAGAAACCAATATTACTAACAATTAAAAGACAAGAGCAATGAAAGCAACAATCGAATTAACAAAGAAGACAGCTTTAGAAGAAATTATTAATAGCAATGATATTGATACAATAAAGTCTTTGATAGAACGCAAAGAGATGTCGTTAAAAGAAGCAGAAGAAAATGCGGCATTCTACGAAAGTATCTGTAATGAAGACTTTGCAAGTAATGAAAGGCAGAGAGCCAATAGACTTATTCGAGATATAGAAATATTAAAGTTAGCAATTTAATACATAAGAGCAATGAACACATATTACAAGTTTGCGCCAAACGTGTTTTTGGCAAAGTGCGAAGAGATGCACAAAAAAGGTGAAGAAATTCTAGTTACCACCAAGTATGGCAAAGAAAACGAAAGCATAGTTTTCAATCTGATTTTCGAGAAAGACGGTTTTTATTATTACTCCATCGTCCGGGCTGATGGCTTTAACGTTCAAGAATGGGCTAAGCAAAGAGCGGAACGCAGACGTGAATGGGCCGTATCAGCAGTGCAAAAAAGTAATGAGTATTTTCAGAAATCGAATAAACATCGAGATTTTCTTTCTTTAGGCGAGCCCATCAAAGTAGGGCACCATAGTGAACGAGGTCATCGCAAAATGATAGATGATGCTTGGAACAACATGGGTAAAAGCGTTGAGTTCAGTGATAAGGCAAATGAACATGAAAGAGTGGCCCAATATTGGGAGAAACGTGCCAACACGATCAATTTGTCTATGCCGGAAAGCATTGACTTCTACGAACACAAGTTGGAACAAGCGAAAGAATACCATGAAGGTGTAAAGTCTGGCAAATATCCGCGTGAACATGCTTATACTCTTACTTATGCCAAGAAAGCAGTTAATGAAGCACAAAAGAATTACGAACTTGCTAAAAAGTTGTGGGGAGATGGAAACGAAAACGAATAAAGCAATCTCATTACTCCGGTGCGGTGATTTTAAAGCCGCACTGGCTATTTTCTCTACGTTCCGCGTAGGTTTCACCAATGAAGAACGTAGAACATTGAAAATTGCGTATGAATGTCTTTCTGGAAATGCTTCATTCTACCAGCAACTCGGTATTGATACTAATAAGGAGATAGAGATAAGCAAGTCTATTATTGCATCAAAGTATCTGATTATGAAATAGTTAAACAAAGTTTAAGCTAAGTGTATTTTAGAGATAACTTGCTGATAATTAATATATTATTTGTATCTTTACATATCAAAAATAACAACTTAAATAATAAGAGCAATGAAAAAGATAGAACAAATGACATCCGAACTTAACCAGATATTACACTCTGATACTTACCAGTTTGAGATTGACACGGAAGATTATGTTTTCGGATTCAAAAACACAATAAAGAAGCGTACAAAAAGTTTGGCTAAAGCTTTGAAGCTGGAACAAAAGGTGACGAGGGACTGCGGACGTTTCTTGTCCGATACGGTTAGAATCGTATCTGTAAGAATATACAAGAACGGTGAGTTGAGAAAAGAACTTCATGCAGAAGAGATAACAGCAGCGTATAACGGATAAAATATAGAGCAATGAAAACAACTGTAAAAGTGTATTTAAAAGATGAACAAGGTAATAAAGACTGGTTTGTTACTCCTATTAGCCTATCAGGGCAAGAAGCTCACAAGTACTATCTCGGTAACATCTTCAATATGGGGTGCGAAACAGATCACATGATGAAATGTTACAAGGTTGAGACAATAAAATCATCAAATTAAATAAATTTATGACTAAAAGTGACGTTTTTTACGCCATATTTTATATCTTTACACCATAAAAATAAAAAAAAGAGCAATGAAAATTTACACAAGTTATTTCGGAAATTACAGAAAGTTGGCAGCCGCAAACGTAAAAATGATATGTGTTGCGTTAGGGAAGCCAAGATATTATAATGCTCCTCAAATAATAGAGGTTGCACCAAAAAGATATATGCTGGATGATAAATGGACTTATGAAGAATACACGAATATGTATTTGAATGATGTCCTTGCAAAAGTCAATCCACAAGATTTGATACAAACCATCCAGCGACTCAGTGAAGGCAAAGATGTTGCTCTCTGCTGTTACGAAAAGCCGGGTGATTTCTGCCATCGGCATATTTTGGCTAAGTGGCTTACTGAAAAGACAGGTATTGAAATCAAAGAGTTTGGAGTTGTTGAGAAGAAAGAACCTAAGTATGAACAAGCAAGTTTGTTTTGAGTATGAGAAGAAATATTAAGTTTAGAGGTAAACACGTTGAAAGCGGAAAATGGATTATCGGTTGGTTATTTCAAGACGATGACGACCACTTTCCAATGATTCATCAAGGAGGTACACTTGACGATTGGGAGCAAGTGAAGGAAGACTCTGTTGGTCAGTTCACAGGCTTGCTTGACAAGAATGGGGAAGAAATATATGAGGGTGACATTGTTGAACGAATAGTTACAGATGGATATGACTATGGGTTTATAGGTGAAGTGAGTTTTGATAACGGAGTTTTTGGTATAAAACATAAAACTTATAAAGGTTACATTGTGTCAGATTTTGTATATTCCTCAGATTGGAATGATGGGCATGAACATGGAGTCGTTTTATATGAATATGAAATAAAAGGAAATATATACGATAACCCAGAATTATTAGCCAACCATCAATAGCGTTTGATGGAATGCTGCCAGATTTGCCAAGCAAGCGGTGGTTTGACAGCATAGGCAAAAGGGAATTTAGCAAAGATGGTCTATGCGTCGGACTGAAAATCCGAAGAACAAGGTTCGAATCCTTGAGTTCCCACAGCCTTGTATCAATGAACGCACCATTTTCTAAAATTTGAGTTTGTTATGGGAGCAACCGATATATAGAAGAAAATAGTAGATTGAGAGAGTATGGTAAAACCCATATAAGTCCAAAGGGTATCAATCAAGGTGGATCTTCACAAAATCATGTGAATGTTGACTGTGGCTACATGGCGGTTCATAATGTTGGCAGCTCGGAAAGACGAGCGTTTGCGGAAATAGCTCATCGGTAGAGCGTTGGTATTCCAGCCAAAGAGTGGGGTTCGACTCCCTGTTTCCGCTCAACCCTTATAGTAGCGATAAGCAAAAGCAAAAACATTAAAGCTTGTGTAGTTTACGGGGTGATGGAAATTGCCATCTGACACGACTAAAAGAAGCCGAAGGACTGCATAAGTGTTCTTGCAAGTAGCTTGCAGATGATTGATTTTTTGTGTTAAGCCTGCTGGGAATATGCCCGGCAGGCATTTAACGCAAAATGTATATGAAGTTATATACAACTTAAATATATGAGCAATAAAGGACTAATAAGAGCATGTGAAAACTCCGGATGCGGTTGGAAGTGTTGTTCGTTCGGATCAGACGGACATATTGTAATTTTGCCCCATGAACTTGACGGGCATGAAAAAGAAATCTCCCATTTACAGATTATAGATGATGATTACTTTGGCGGTAAAAAGGTAAAATGTATCGCTAAAGACTGCAAATCATGTGATAATGGTTACAAGCCTATTATGTGTAAAACTTATCCTTTGTGGGTAAAATCGGTGAAAAAAAGTTTTGTGTTTCGTAGTGGTAAGTGTCCGTTGAAAAGCGAACAACTTGCTAAGCATAAGGAATTTGTATTAGATGTTTTCGACAGTTGCAGAAAAGCATTGTTGCCTAAAGTTGATATCGATACATTTCTCTCTAAAGCATGGATTGACCGTTACGAACCATTGTTCCCAACTGAAAAAGGAAACATTGAGTACAAAATGCAAGTAAAAGTTTTGTCCATGTCTGATATGTCCGATATTGAAAAGATGGAGCGGACTCTTCTTGCCAATCCGGATATGTGTTTTCCCTCTGAGACGGAAGATATAGTGAAGTGCTTGCAATCCGGTTGCAGTTTCGGGTTGTTGGTAAATGACAAGCTGGTTGCCTACTCACTTGCCTATTGCACTGAATACGGTACAGCCTACGTGGATAAATGCTTTGTTCATGCTGATTATAGGGGGAACGGATTTCAGTATATCCTTCTCAATGCCAATATTGCCAAACTGATTTCCAATGGCTCGCAAGAGATATTTGCTATGACATCGCCTAAGAATGAGGCAAGCATGAAGAGTTTCATCAATGCAGGGTTCTCATTCAAAAGAGATACCAAATACAAAGAAATTGAACGTTTAATCTTAAAGTGGGAACTATGAAAGTTATAGTCTATACCAAGAATATAATAGAAAACATTGAAAAGGCTCAATCATTTGTTAATGTCCCTATTTCGTTAATGTTCAAGGATTTTTATGAAGATATTTATGAGCATATATCGGATAAGATAAGAAATAAGATTTTTGGACTCCATTTAAAAGACAGTATATGCTATTCTATCGGAAAGGCAGTAAAGGGGAATAGCGGTGCTGTGGTTACATCATTTGCGGATGTTTGGAAATATCTTACTATCAATGGAAATGCGTGCCAAGGAATACATAATTTTTATATTCCGATTAATGCATGTGATAATAGAGAAGGCTTAAGCATTTATGAAGCAAGTAAGTTGGTCAATGAAATAAGGATACTTTCAAGCTCCCATATATATGGTTTGATTACTTCCGGTTGTCTGAATGAAAATCACCCTTCGGAAAAAGAACTGTTCCGTATCTGGAACGGCCTGCGTAATGATATTGAGTCTATCAGCTTGGGAGGTAGTTTTTGGCTTGGGCAAAATAGTAAACTGCCTAGTTTCATAAGTGATGTTCGTATTGGTGAATATATGTTGTTTGGTACAATCCCATATTGTGTTGACAAAGAAAAGCAAGGTCTTAATGGAATTGAGTTACAAGCAAAGGTTATAGGCATTTATCCGGAGCGTAACCAACTCATTATTGATTGCGGTTATTCAATGGCAGATATGTACAAATGCCGGATTTACTATCACACCGATTTGAAATATGAGTACAGTTCCAGTGAATATTCAATAATGCAATGTGAGCATGTTTCGGATTATCGCATTGGTGATGTGATTTATATTGTTCCTGATTATAAATCCTTGGTTAAATTGAAATATGCAGAACATGAATATAGATAAACCTTGGATTGACTATATTGCCAAACGTACGTTTGGCATGGAGTTGGAGTTTGCCGATGGTGACAAACAGCTTATCCCACTTTCATCCGGTTACAAGTGGACGGACAACAAACTAACCATGATGAACAACTCGGACGGTTCGGCAGTTACGCATCACGGTCAGTTTGGCGGTGAGATAAACACTCGACCGTACCATTATTGTGCAGAAGATCTGCAAGAACTGAAGGACTTCATTCAGACCATGAAAGATGCAGGAAGCTATCTTATGTGGAATGAAGGTTTTGATGCACATCTGTATATCAAGGATATGGATTTGGATGTTATCAAACGCATGTTTGTTCTATCCTACTATACTGCATATCCTATCAAGCGGATATTTGACATCGCCGAGTGGTGGGAAACGAAATACCTCGTGCCTAGTCCACCTTGGGATGTGGTAAAGCGTGTACTGGAAGCCGATAATATCGATAACTTGCTGAAGATCTTTAGCAATGGTTCAGACAGAGGGCATATCCGGTATTGGCTTAATTTATGTTCTATTGGAAAGATAGGAACTGCAGAATTTAGGATCTTCAATAGCTCCTGGGATTTCGATAAAATACTGGAAACAATCAAATTCATGTATTCGTTTGTGGAGTACGCCTACCTGCATGAAGATATGGAAGAGTATAAGCAACTCACCACAATTGATAAGTGCCTTGAAGTGTTCAATATAGACTATTCTAAGGTTCCCCAAAGACATAAACCGTTACTTTGGGCAGCAGAACACTCGGATAATGTTACAGTGGTAGGCTCCATGTTTAAGAAATCCAACCGTATGCTTTCCTTTATCAAGAAAGAGGTCTCCAAATTCGATGTAGCCCATGTGGTAAACTCGTATTATATGGATATAGAGCAGGTACTTACCAACCGTGAAATTAAGGTGTATACAAAGGAGTATTTTATCTACATGATGTATAAAGCAATCAAAGGTGAAATACAAGAATTACGCTTTAATGAAGAATATAAGTTTCTAAGTATCAAATCCGAAAATCCTGCTGAAATTATTGCCACTATTCACCTTTTTAATGCCATCAAGAAGCATAAGAACTCACAGGATATTTATCACAAATCGCTTTATGACGATTTTATGGCAAAGTTGGAGCATTACCATAAGAAGTATACGGAACGTTATCAAAATATAGTAGATAACCTTAAAAGTAAGTCTATTGAAGTGCTTTATTGTGCTGATATATCGGATGCGATTCTTAATTGTAAAGAGGATGATATACTAATCTATCAAAATGAATTTCATTCCGGCATGAAAGCTACAAGTAACGCATTGCAACGTTTCTTGATGGATGACCTCGGATGGCAAGAACGAATTAAAACGAAATATGCAGAAATAGATGAAGAACAAGTTAATTACATGGCTCTCTCGCAGCATGGATTTATGGGCAGAAGAGAGGTATTCAAAGACCAACGCACATATATTTGGTCTAATGTGGTAGAAAGTGGAGACAGCAGTTTTAAAAGGCGTACTATCATTCCTTTAAAATATAAACGACTGCCGGATGATTATATGCTTACGGATAAAAGCAAACTCCGGTTTGTACGTGCTTCTATGGCAGAGATTGATTATCTGCGTATGATTTACTTGAAAAAGGGTATTATCCTCGGTTCTGCGCCATTCTGTTACTTATGGTTCTTGGATGATTATGTGTTCGGGGCTTGTATGTTTGATTTCCTGAAGGTAAGCAAGTACGGCATGGATGCAGTTTTGATGAAGTCGGATTTCGTGATAGACCATCCATTGCCCAAATTGAGTAGATTGCTAATTATGGGTGTACTTTCGTCAGAGTTCAAAGATGAATTGGACATAAGATATAAACATGAATGTGGAGTGATTGCCACTTCTGTATTTACCGATAAACCGGTAAGTATGAAGTATCGGGGAGTGTTTAAACTGCATGAACGCTGTGTTGGTAAACTCCATTACATACAAGATGCAGGTATTCGTGGAAACTTAGATGATATTTTAAAAGATTTTGTGAAAAAATACGGTGATGAGCTGAGAAAGGAATAATATGGGAAAATTCAAGATAGCGGAAGTGCAGTTATCTGACATTAAGCTGGTCAAGAAAAATGCGCATTTCATGCAGCAGGACACGTTTAATGCCTTAGTGAATAACATTCGTAGGGACGGTCAATTATCGTCTGTACCATTTTGCGTAAAGCATTCAGATGGTTCTTATACGGTAGTGAGTGGTAATCACCGAACACAAGCGGCAAAAATGGCCGGGCTTACTTCCATCCATGTTATGTACATAGATGAAGAGGAGACTACAAACGATTGGTTGCTGGCAACACAATTGTCACATAACAGTATAGTTGGGCAGGACGATGCGGAGATTTTGAAGCAATTGCTTGATGAAATAACAGATGTCGCACTGAAAGAGTATGCGCATATCAGCAATGAAGTTCTGGAAAGCGTAAAGGATATCAACTATACGGTTGAAATGCCGAATAACGAAATCGTTCCTGTAACTCTTATGTTTGTTGATACACAGAAGGTTTCGTTTGATAAACTCATGGAAACGTTGGAATGTTATTCAGAAAAAGAGATTGGTAATCTAACTTTGGTGGATATGGACACAATGCGCCGGTTGAATGAGGTGTCGACTAAAGTTCAAGCCAAATATAAAATCAAGGCGCAGGCACTAAGTATTTGTAAGATGTTGGAAATCGTAAACAATGTATTGGAGGGAAATAAAGATGGCACAGAAGTACAGGCTTAATACAAGGCAAAAGAAAGCGAAATTCCTAAAAGCTTTGGACGCAAGGATGCTGAATGTTACCGCAGCTTGTGAGGCTGTGGAAATATCACGCTCAATTGCTTATAAATGGAAAGCGAATGATCCAGATTTTGCCGAAAAATGGAAAGAAGTAGAAGAAAGTTTCTATGATAAGCTAGAAACGACAATGTTTGCTAAAGCTTTGACGGAACACGATAATACTATGCTTATTTGGTTAAGTAAGACTAAAATGAAGCATCGCGGTTACGTTGAAAAAGTAGAGCAAGATTTGAGTATTAATCCATTTGAGAAATTAATGCAAGAATTGCCAGACGATGAGGAATGAGCAAAGATGAAAAGTCTATACGATACATGAAAGCATGGCGAGAGGATTGGTGCAAGTTCGCTCATGATGTTCTTCATTCAAGACTAGACAAAGAGCAACAAGCTATTCTTCAATCCGTTCAGCATAATCCAATGACTGCTGTAGCATCGGGCACAGCTCGTGGGAAAGATTACATTGCAGCTTGTGCATCTATGTGCTTCATGTATCTTACTCCACGTTGGAAAGAAGGTAAGTTAGTTAAGAATACCAAGATTGCCATGACAGCTCCTACAGCTCGTCAGGTTCAAAATATAATGATACCTGAAATATCCCGTTTATTTAGAAATGCAGGGTTCTTGCCCGGACGTCTACTATCTTCCGGCATTAAAACAGATTACGAAGAGTGGTTTCTAACGGGGTTCAAAGCTGGTGATGACAACACAGAAGCATGGTCTGGTTTCCATGCTGTAAATACCATGTTTGTTGTTACTGAAGCTTCCGGTATATCAGAAGCGACATACAACGCTATTGAAGGTAACTTACAGGGTAATTCCCGCTTTCTCATAGTGTTCAATCCTAATGTTACTACCGGTTACGCAGCTCGTGCCATGAAGTCTGACCGTTTTGCAAAATTCAGACTTAGCTCTCTAAATGCAGAAAATGTAGTAAAGAAGCAAATTGTAATACCCGGTCAAGTGGATTATGAATGGGTAAAAGACAAGGTAATAAATTGGTGTTCTCCCATTCAAAAAACAGATTTCAATGAGGGAGAAGGCGATTTCAATTGGGAAGGTAAACTATACAGACCTAACGATTTGTTTCGCGTCAAGGTACTTGGTATGTTTCCGAAAGTATCTGAAGATGTTCTTATTCCTTATGAATGGATAGAGATAGCAAATCGGAATTGGCAGGAATTACAGGCAAGCGGTTTCATTCCAGCCAAATCTTGCAAGTTAGGTGTTGACGTTGCCGGTATGGGACGTGATAACAGCGTGCTTTGTCCGCGATACGGGAACTATGTTCCACAATTTGATGTTCATCAATCTGCTGGACGTGCGGATCACATGCACGTAGTAGGTATGATGATCCCCTATCTAAAGAAGAAAGGAGCAAAAGCGTTTATTGATACGATAGGAGAAGGGGCAGGTGTCTATTCTCGTTTGTTGGAGGAAGAATTTACAAACGCTTTTTCATGTAAATATTCGGAAGGGGCAGATGGCTTACACGATATTACTGGCGAATATGAATTTGCAAATATGAGAGCATACCTATATTGGGCTTTACGTGACTGGCTTAATCCTAAAAATGGTTTTGGTGCCGCTCTCCCACCCTGCGACCAGTTAATGGAGGAGGCTACCGAAACCAAGTGGAGGTTCCTTAGTAATGGAAAGATTATCATTGAGCCTAAAGAAGATATCAAAAAACGTATTAAACGTTCTCCTGACTATATGGATGCATTAGCGAATACGTTTTATCCTAGAGATTATAGCTTTATTAGTGATGAAGAGTTGCTTAAAGACTTTTTGTAGTTGTGTTTTTTTAGTACCTTTGTAACCGAAAACACTCCTTGTTTGTGTTTTCATTGCTCTTATGTGCGCTGGCTTGTGAAAGTCGGCGCATTTCTATTGTACGGTGAGCTGTTTTCTTATTGTGCACCTACCTTAGAGGCGTGCAGAGAAAGACGGAACAAATGGCTGCAAAGTCATTGATACAAGTTATGGTAAGTGATTTGGAAGAGAGAGTATCGCATACCCTCTCTTTGTTTCTGGTATTATTTTCCAACAAGTAATAGTAACAGCCAAAAAATACCTAATACTATGGCAATAAATTCGTATGGATCTTCTCTTAAATAATTAAGAAAAAATTTAATTTCTTGTATTATTTTTTGCATGTATATTATTTACAAAGCTATTTCGTGTTCAAGTTCTTTAGATATGGCTTTATTGATAAACTCATTAATTGTTGTTCCAGTGCTGGAAGCAAAAGCGGCTACACGGGAATGTAAGTCTGGTGACATACGTAGATTTAACTTCCCACTATAAGGCTTTTCAGGCTGTATATTTCTTTCTTTACAGTTTTCAAGATAAAAGTCTATAGATTCCTCAAAGTCTTTACGGACCTCATCTACAGACTTTCCTTCATAAAGGATTGACGCTTTTCTCATCCCTTGCACTTTGCCAAACAGACAATTGTCTTCCGGACTGTATTCTACAGAACCGGAATATCCTTTGTATTTTAAAAGTCCCATACTACTTTGTTTTAGATTGTTTATATTTCTCAATCAAATTGTTTTTCTTTATATGCTCAATTATTCCTTTTATCACGTATGATTTCAAAATGCTTCCGGGATGTGGCTTATGTAAAATGAAAGGAGCTTCTTCGTCTGGTCCTATAAACTCAACACGGGAACCTGATGTAGCACCTTTGTTGCTTTCCTTGTATCCAAAAATCCCGAATAAGCGTTTTGCTTCATCATAGGTAAAATCCTTTGGGCATGACAAAATACGTTCTATTAGTTTTTCCTTTGTACCCATAATCGTTTGTTTATGCAAAGGTACTAAAAATAGTACCAAATACAAACAGATAATATAAAATATTGTATTTAAGGTAAGTTTTTCTGTTGAATATGACATTTTTACAGCCACTTTTATTATATTTGCATCATAGCATTTGATGCTAACGTGCTCCTTCACGTTACCGGGTAGTACGTATTGTGCTATCCGGTTCCTTTTTGGAGCAGTATCATGTGTAACTAATCACCGTATGAAGGAGTACGGAACTACATTATGAACACAATTAAAATTTTTGAGAATGAGCAATTCGGAAAGGTAAGAATTGCGATGGGTGAAAATAACGAACCTTTCTTTTGCTTGGCAGATGTATGCCAGATTTTGGATTTGATTCCCAGTAAGGTAGCGCAAAGATTAGATAAGGATGTACTTTCAAAGTATCCCCTTGAAACAGCCGGTGGAATCCAACAGGCAAATTTTGTTGATGAGGATGGTTTGTATGATACAATATTGGATAGTCGTAAGCCTGAAGCTAAAAAGTTCCGCAAATGGGTAACAAGCGAAGTGTTGCCATGTATCCGTAAGACAGGTGGCTACATCGCTACCAAAATGGACGACACTCCAGAAGAAATCATGGCACGTGCGCTTATTGTGGCACAAGAAACACTGAAACGAAAAGAACAGCGTCTTATAGAGGCTGAGCAGAAGATCCAAAAAGATGCTCCTAAAGTCCTTTTTGCCGATGCTGTATGTACCTCTCAACGTTCGTGCCTTATTGCTGAATTGGCAAAAATTCTCCAACAGAACGGAGTGAATATCGGTCAGAACCGTTTGTTCGGTTGGATGCGAGAGAACGGTTATCTTTGCCAAAAAGGTGATTATTATAATCAGCCAACGCAGAAATCTATGAAATTGGGACTTTTTGAGTTGAAGAAAACATCAATTACCAAGCCGGATGGTTCGGTATTGGTAACAACCACTACCAAAGTAACCGGCAAAGGACAAATATATTTCGTGAATAAATTCCTATCTAAATAATCAATATAAAAAAAGGTGTCAAGTGACACTTTACTATATTTATGGACGAAATAACAGCTATATTAGACATTACGCGCCCGGTTGATAATATCATCAACGACTTAAAAGGAAAGTCAGTCTATGTCCCCTCATGGGATAATCTTATTAAAGACTATGAACCAACATTGCATTCGATAGTAAATGATAACATTGGTCGAAAAGATAAGGTAAAATCTGATGGTACGGTAGAAAAAGCTTCCCGTATTTATATCGGTCTTGAAAAACTCCTTACAAAACGGATGACAGAGTTTATGTTTTCCATTCCAGTAAAACGTGTCTATCATAATATTGAGGACAATGAAACTCGCCAACAAATAGCGAAAGCAATTGAGAATATATACAAGTATGCTCGTATAGACAGTGAGAATATTAAACGTGGCAACGCCTATTTTGCGTCATGCGAGGTATTTACCATTTGGTATACGGTTGAAAATCCCAATTCTCTATATGGTTTTCAAAGTAAATTTAAGCTGAAATGCAAGACCTATTCCCCGATGGAGGGCGTCGGGCTGTATCCGTTGTTTGACGAGTTGGGAGATATGGTTGCTATGTCTTTTGAATACAAGAAGAAAGTCAAGGACGAAGAAATTGCTTTTTTTGAAACATATACTTCTAAGATCCATTACAAGTGGAAGCAGCAAGGATCTGGGTGGGAACAAATCAAAGCGGAACCAATAGCTATATTGAAGATCCCCGGTGTTTATGTTCATCGCCCAGTTCCTATTTATCATGGTTTGTCTTATTTGCGTAATGAGATAGAATATACCCTTTCTCGTAATAGTGATGTTATCGCCTACAACAGTGCTCCTATCCTTAAAATTGCAGGGGCTACACAAGGAAAAGAAGATAAGGGGGAAAGCCGTAGGATATTCCGTGTTGAAAATGGAGGTGATGTGTCTTATGTTTCATGGTCTCAGGCTATCGAAGCACTAAAGTACCATGTAAGTACCCTGATTAGTCTATTCTGGTCACAATCACAAATTCCGGATATATCATTCGAGAACATGAAAGCATTAGGAAATATCGGGTTTGATGCTAGACAGACCTTGCTGACTGATGCCCATCTGAAAGTAGGTGATGAAAGTGGTGATTGGATAGAATCGTTTGAGCGTGAATGCAGTGTAATCAAGGCTTTCTTGAAAAGCATGAATACTTCATGGATTAAAGAGATTGACAATGTAGAAGTTGAGCATGTCATTACTCCGTTTATCCAAATGGACGAGGATGCAATGACTGATAGACTTATAAAACAGAATGGTGGCAAGCCAATCAAGAGCCAGTTGCAAACTATTAGAGAAGCTGGTTCTAATAATGCGGAGGCAACTTTGGATCAGATACATAAAGAAGATGCGATGGATTTACAAGCAAAACAATCAAGAATGAACGGTTTATTTGAAAGTGCGGAATAACATGAAAGTACCAATAGATAATATGACCTTTGCCGAAAGCGAATACCTTAGAGGAAATAAAGTATGGAAAGCCCAGACACTTTATAATTTCGCGAAAGCAAAGGAATACCCTGTACGTGATATGCCATTGTGGAATATAGACCTGACTGTTGAACCGTTTGAGTGCAGCCAGCTTCATAGTTTTATCTTTCAATGCAAACGTGTTCGTGATTGTTCTTTAGACTACCCTATTATACTGGATGAAGTAGGACAAATAGCAGATGGATACCATAGATTATGCAAAGCTATTTTAGAAGGTAGAAAAACGATTAAGGCTATCAGGCTGCTGGAAATGCCGGCACCTGATAGAATTGAGGAGGGATAAATATGAAAAGACATTCAAAGATAATTACGGTAGAATATGTAGTACAAGATTGTCCTATCTGTGGCAAAATTATAGTGAAGCATTATTTATATCCGATGGTTGATAAAAGAAAGAACAAATTTGTATATGGCAAAAAAAGTAATAACACAATCTAAGTATCATTGTAGGGATTGCGTGCATAGCTATGACCGGCACGAGAAGAACTTGAAAGGTGAGTTCTTCATGTGTCGTTGTCCGTTTTTCACTTCCAGCCGCTTTCTTAACCGTGACGTATGTGACAAGTTCAATAAGAAATGAGTCAATCTTAAAAACAGAAAAATATTTTTTGTTTTATCCCCGTGATTTTTCTGCCTACTCTAATAAATAGATTAAAAACAAACCAATATGTCAAAACCTAAGATTCCGAATCAAAAGAAAAAATATCAAGAGCTTAACACAAGGCTGAATAAATATGTAGCTTTAGTGGAGCATATATATGATGTTCTGAATTTGGAAGCTGCTAAAGCTGTATTACGCACTGATTATTCATCTGATAGTGAAAATCCTTTTAAATGGTCTGATTACCCACAGACTAAAAAACAGATAGAGGATATACAGGCTCAATTTGTTAATTATATTCATACGATTATCTATCGAGGTATTAGTGAAGAATGGAAAAATAGTAATGAAGTGCAAGACTTGATGGCAAATAAAGTTCTAAGGGCTTATAATGCCCAAGTTGATGGGGAAAAATACAAAGTCTTATATCAAGTAAACTCTGATGCTTTGAAAGCGTTCCAAAACCGCAAGGATAAAGGCTTTAATGTCTCTGCCAAACTTTGGCAACAATCCACCATTTATAAACAAGAACTTGAAGCAGCTATATCTTGCGCTATTCAGAAAGGAACAAGTGCTATTACTTTGAGTAAACAAATCTCTAAATATCTGCTTGATTTTCCATCACTGCAAAAAGATTATAAAGACAAGTATGGTAGTGCAGAACATTTAAAGGATTGCGAATACCATTCTATCCGACTGGCTCGATCTGAAATTAACATGGCTTACCGGACTGCTGAAAATGAGCGTTGGAAACAAATGGATTTCGTTGTGGGGTACGAAATAAAGCTAAGCTCTTCACATCATCACCGTATGCCACATGGGGATATATGCGATAGGTTAGCAGGTAAATATCCTAAAGATTTCGTTTGGACTGGCTGGCATCCGAATGATTTATGCTATAAAATACCTATCCTTAAAACAGAAGAAGAGTTTTGGGAATGGGATGGTAGAAGTGAATCTACGACTGAAAGTGTGAATGAAGTCAAGGATGTACCGAATGCATTTAAACAGTGGATTGGCACAAATTCCCAACGCATAGCAGATGCAAAGAGAAATGGAACTTTGCCATATTTTTTAAAGGATAACCCGTCATATCTTAAATAATAACTGCTTATATACAGATACATTCAGTTTCATAACACGGAGTACAAGATTATTTTCGTACTATGTGTCTTATTATAATAGTTTAACAATTAAAGTGAAGTAAAAAGAATCACTTTTCGTATATTTGCATAAAGCATGTGAAGTTACATGCAACCGAACTTGTCGTGAATACATTCATTGCTCTTAATGTATGATTAAGAAGGTTGACGGTCTGCTTGCATGTAATGTTTTGCAGGCCGTTTTTATTAATTAAAACATTGTACAATGGATAGAAAACAACAGGTTTTGTTGAAATTGAAACCGAAAGTGAAGGCGTTCGGGTTCAATAAAAAAGAGGTGATGGGTATCGCTGCTAGAATTGCCGATAACCTAACCTCCACAGATGATGCCTCCGATGAGGACGTAAACGCAGAAATTGAAGCAGCTATTGATGCGGTTCTCCCCTACCTGCAAGTCAGCCAGTCTTTTGCAAATCGAGTAATCGAAGAAAACCGCAAAAAGAATGGCGATGACGAAACCGATGACGGCGATGATACATCATCGAACACTTCAAACAATCGTCAGACGGGTTCAAACAAAAATGATCCTCAGCAGAATAAAAGTAATGATGATGCTCCAGCATGGGCAAAGGGATTGCTTGACAAGGTTGATACACTTACCAATGAAATTTCGGTATTGAAAGGTGAAAAAGTCACTACATCAAGAAAATCCAAGCTCAACGAGTTGCTCAAAGATTCGGGTTCTTTCGGCAGTCGCATCCTGAAAAGTTTCGACCGCATGAAATTTGAAACCGAAGAGGAGTTTGACGAGTTTTATTCGGAAGTTGAGGAAGACCTGAAGAATTACAACCAAGAATGTGCAGATGTAGGTTTGTCTACATTGGCTAATCCGCCTGCCGCAAGTGGTAAAAGTTCGGGAAAACAAGATGAAGTGATTAGTGACGCTGAAATCAAAGCGTTGGCTGACACATTCTAAACATTAACAAAAAACTAAGTATTAAAAATGGGTGCAACAGCAAATTTAGCAAGTGAATTGCAGGTGATTACTTCTGGTCTTGATTCGGTTGTAATCAGACGATACGGTGCTGGTATCATTGGTGGTCGCACGCTTGATGTCAGTGGTTATCCATATGATGTAATTAAGGCTGGTCATGTTATTATCGCATCAGATGATGACGAAACACTATTCAAACCTATGCCGCTAAAAGCATCGAATTATGATCAATATGATACATTGCCCGGTAGCCATCATTATGTAGGTGTATTGGTAAGAAGCGTTACAAAGGATGCTCCTTTAGCAGCAATCATGTACGATGGTGAAGTGAATGATAAAGCAAGTCCGTATTCAGTGGATGATATCAAAACTGCAATGAAGACGGAGTTGCCTGGATTAGTATTCATGCACGATTAAAAGAGGAGGTAAAAAATGGTACAATCACAATTTGTGGAGTACATCAGAAAAATCTTTCCGAGACTCCAGAATGTAGTAGATACAGTGAACGGCAAGCGGAACGGTGACAACAAACGCACCTATTTGCATAAATCTATGTTGAGAAAGGTTTATTCGGCAGACCAGAAATGGTCTAACGCTGCGGTAAACACTACTTATGTAGCAGCCGACATGGTGTCGATGAACTCGCCACTTCCGATTAAAAGCCGCGATGCCATTGCTCACGCCAATGGTTCTCTGCCGAAAATCGGTATGAAAAAAATCATGTTTGAATCGGATATCAATACCGTTAACATAATGAAAGCGCAAGGTGCGGAATGGACGAACATCGCGAATAAGCTGACTTCCGACCCGATTGCTTGCTCTGTCGGTATTGACGAACAGAATGAAGCGAACTTCCTGACCGGATTGTCTAATGGCATTGTAGCTGTGGAGGATGAAAACAATACCGGTACGGCTTTGCGTATCAATTTCGGCTATCTGCCTGAAAACTGTTTTGGTGTTGAGACGCAGAATGAGCTTACGCTTGATGACATTAAGCGTGTATTGGCTTATGCTGACAATAACGGCGACACAATCATCACTATCTGCATTGCATTGTCAACCTACAACAAGTTGCGTCAGACGCAAGGGGCAAAAGAACTGGTAGCCAATTATCGCGGTCAGACTTTTGACAGTAATACAAAGCTCCCTGTTCCGACAGCATCTTTGTTTGACGAAGCATTTGCGGATGATAACAACGGGGTTGCTTTCCTGAAAATTGACCGTTCAATCATCTCAGAGAAGAACGGCAAAAGGAAACCGTACAAGCCGTGGAACCAGAACAAGTTGATTTTCCTTACCACAGAAGAAGTCGGTGCTTTGGTGTGGGGAACGCTTGCGGAAAAGACAAATCCGGTAGAGGGTGTTGTTTATTCAACCGTTGATGAGTACAAACTCATCAGCCGTTACAGAACAACGGAGCCGTTTACCGAAACTACGAGTGGGCAGGCTCTTGTGCTCTCTGTTATTGAGAACGTGGATCAAATCTACTCTCTTGATATTTCGGAAGCTCAGGTGGTAGATACCTCAGCTGAAACTTCTGACAGTACGGATGTGAAAATCACTATTTGGGGAAATACTTACAAGAAGCCGGAGTTTGTCAAGGAATTCAATAAAATAACAGGCAAAAATCTAGCTTCAACTATTGCAGATGACAAGCTGATTGCCGCCGTGAACAGGCTGAATGACTTTGACGAAGCGAAATTGAAATCCGCAGTTGAATCTCATAAATCAGAATAAGCCATGAAGACAATACAGCAAGCTCTCGTAGACGAAATACACTATCCGATTTCTATCGGTTTTGTAGAGAATGTGATGATTAAACGTAATCTCAATGGTGATGATGAGTTTGGTTATGATATAGATCATTCTAACGAATACCAGGGAGCTTTAGCTGATTGTCTTTGGTCTTTGGTCCAGGCTATCAATTTCTCTGAAGCAGACAAGTCCTTCGGGGCTTTATCTGATAAAGATAAAGAACGGATACTTTTACGTGTTAACTCCATTTACAAGACTATTGGTGAACCTTTAGTAGAACTGGAGGCAAAACCAACGGTATATGTAGGTGATTGTTTGTTGTAGTATGGCTGTTTTGAGTAGAAATCCACATCGTTTGCAATACCTTGTATCTGCTTCAGGATACGAGGATGAAAACGGAGATTACCATTCAGGTGAAGAACATTGGGAAGGTGAAATTCCCTGTGATGCTGTTCCTGCCGGTGAATCGGATGAAAGGGAATTTGAAGATGGCATAATACGTAAATACTCTTATGAGGTTTGTAATATACCAGCAAACTGCCGTGCTTTTACAATAGGAGATAGAGTCAAGATAAGTCTGCTCGGAGGAATAGAAAGAGAATTTGAAGTGAAAGGTTTTCATCGTTACCAGCTTCAGTGCAAAATTTGGGTTTAGGATATGGGTATAAGAATGGCTACCAAACTTGATGAAATTCATAATACACTTATGAGGGAGGCACAACGGGTTGAAAGGCTAACAATACGCGCTTTGTCGTATCTTGGAGAACAATGTGTTATCAGGGTACGTGATAGAGGTGGTGATAAAAGTTGGTATGATCAGTCTGGTAATTTGCGTAGCTCAGTTGGCTATGTAATAGCCCATAATGGCAGTATTATCCAATACTCAGACTTTAATCAGGTGAAGCAGGGTTCACAAGGTGTAAAAGTCGGCAAAGACTTAGCAGAAGAACTGGCTAGAAGATATTCCAATGACTATGCTCTTGTTATTGTTGCCGGAATGAATTATGCTGAATATGTGGAAGCGATGGATAACAAGGATGTGCTTGCGTCAACGGAGCTATGGGCAATAGACCAAGTACCCAAGATGCTTGAAAAATTAAAGATACAGATTGCTAAATGATGAAATCGGACATTGAAATATCAAAATTTGTATATCACAAGATTAAAGGATCAATCCTTGAAAGAAGTGTAACCGGGAAATTGAGTGATAGGGGTAGACCAGATAAATCGGACAAGGAGGATATTGTCATATCTGTACTTGCCAATGAGGGATGCGGTCAGATCCAGCGAGCTTATGTGAATGTCAATGTTTATGTTAGGGACCAATGGAATTCTAGAACAAAAGCATGGGAAAAGCATACACTCCGTATAGGGGAATTGTGTGACTTGTGTAAGTTTCTCTTTTATATACGTAAAGAAGAGTTTCATACAGTTCCTAAAGAATGTAGTCAAAAAGTCATGTCTACCGGTGTTTCTTTTGAGGATGGACACACGGAACATTTCATCAACAACAAGCTGTATATTGAGATAAATAACGAATAAGTATTAACTATATTAAGCAATATAGAACTATGGCAGTAATCGGATGGGGTAAGCCCCGTATTTTTATTAAAGACCTTGATGCAGTATCACCTGCATGGGAAGAATTGCCTACTCCGGTAGAGGATTCCACACAGTTGACAACGACAAAAGGTGACAAGAAAGAAGCAAAGATTGAAGGAGGAGAGAACGAGGATGTAAAGTATGGAAAAAACACCTATGCTCTTACTTTCAATATTCGTGCTGCAAAAGGGCGTAAGCGTCCTATAAGTGATAGTGATGGAGTGGTAGCACATAATTATGCTGTTGCTTTACAGCCTGAAGATCCTGATGTTCAGGGATTCTGTATGGAAAAAACTACCGTTTCTGTTGAGGATTCATTTACAGCGGCAGATGGTGGTATTTGGGCGTATACCTTTGATGCTTTGAAGCCGGGTTCGGACAAAAAACAGATTCAATGGGGTAAGATTATAACAACGCCTACTTCTGGTAAGCCGACTAAGGTTGAATGTGACCCAGAAGATGAATCTGGAGATGGAGATAAATTTGAAGTTGCTCCTAATCCTAGTGTAGGTGGATAGTTTTTCAGGATGATAGCCTGCCGTGGGGGCTTTATACCCACGTGTATTGCGGAAATGGTGTAATGGATGCACGTATGTCTACCAGGCATTAGGTTACAGTTCGAATCTGTGTTTCCGTTCGATTTTGAAAATTTGGTTTGTTATTCATATGTCTTTTCATGCCGGTTGTCTGTGAAGATATCCGGCATTAATTAAAAAAACAAGAACCGTTATGTTAGAAGATGGGAAACTTATAGACATGGACATTGCGGATACTATAATTGAACGTCCACATGGTTTTAAAGTAAATCAACGTCAGTTTTATCTATATCCGGTTACTCTTGGAAAAACATACCTAATATCAAGGCTTGTTGAGTGTCTTGGCATAAATCTGGAAATTATCAAGGCTAATCCGTATATGGAAGCGTTGAGAATATGTCAGGAAAAAAAAGAAAGCGTGTGCCGTATTTTGTCCTATCATACCATCAATAAGAAAGAAGAATTGTTTGATTATGATTTTGTACAAGAAAGATGTAATTTCTTCTATAAAGAAATAGATAATGACAGTATGGCACAACTATTGGTTATGGTATTGTCAGAAGGAGACATATCAGCATATATAAAACACCTTGGAATAGATAAGGAAAAAGAATGGCAAGCAAAAGCCATGAGAGCCAAGAAGGATAATAATTCTCTTACATTTGGCGGCAAAAGCATATATGGCACATTGATAGATACAGCTTGTCAACGGTACGGATGGACTTTTGAATATGTTGTTTGGGGTATTAGCTATGCCAATTTACAATTGCTCCTTGCCGATTCCGTAACGTCCATATATTTGTCTGACGAGGAACGTAAGCGAGTTAACATACCTCAAGACCGTGATATCATCAATGCCGATGACCCTGCAAATATGGCAAAAATCAAAGCCATGAAATGGGATTGAATACGATAAATAGAACAGTGCGACAAATAAAAGGCAAAAAAATCACGAGGGTTATACAAAAACTCTCGCGATTTATCGGTAAAATAGGATAATCAGAAAATGACTATTCTACTATTACTACGGTATTGTTTGCTACTGATGCATCAAACTCATAACCGATTTTCATCTCAGCCTTGGAACCACAAGGCAGAGGGATACAGGTGCAGCAGAATATTACAACAGATAAAGGAGTCCTGTTTTTTCCTGTTATATATACTTCAGATGATGAGAAGTTCACATTATCACCAGATGGCAAAGTTAAATAGCGCATTCTGATTCCTAATCTTCCCTTGGTTCCAAACCATGCAGATCTTTTCGCCTCATACACTACCCCCTTGGCTATAGTTCCGGCCGGTATGGCTACAACCTTGTCTATGATAACATCTCTGGAAACTTTAAAATCAATATTCTGCCCCTCATGTGCTTTGGAGGCTCTGACATTACTTATGGATTCCAAAGGAACAATTGTACCAGCTTTAATGATAACTTCTTTTTTTTCTTGAGCAAAAGCTGTTATTGAATAAAGAAATACGGTCAGTAAAAATAAAACTTTCTTCTTCATAATGTAAATACTAATGTTAATTTTAATGTTCACAACTTTTTATTGCCATTTTAAGTACTTCTTCAAGTCTGTCTGCATATTTGAATATATCATCCATGTTGTCAATCTGAATCCATTCACAACTCTTATATTGGTCTGCCGGTATTCCTATTTGCTTTTTTCTTGCTCCGATAGAAACACGGCATATCCAGAACCATTGGCTGTTATCGATATTTACAACGAAGTAACTTTTATAGTCTTTATAGGTTATGCGTGACACATCCACGCTTTTTCTTAAAATGCTTCTTACGATGTTGTAGGCATCTAATTCCTCTTGTGTTGTTACGACACCGGATTCTTTATCCATGTATACAACTCCGTCCGGGAGTTTCTCTTCTGTATCTTCTGTGGAAGTATTTATGGATGTATTGTCTATCGTTTGGAGTGAGTCAGATGTTTGCTCGCTGTTTTTTATAGCTGTATTTAGTCTATCTGAAATAATATCATTAATAACAGATGTGATGGATTTCTTTACGAGTGGTGTAAACATATCTATCACCTTCGATGTGATTTGACCTGAAGTATAGGCTTGACGTGCGAAGAATCGAACAAATTCTGCTGTAGGTGATGCAAATTCGTTATTCAATATTGATTTTATTTCTGTCGTGTATTTCAATTCGTTTGCCGTACTTAGAACATCCTCTTCATTGTAATATGACTTATGGAATTTCTTTAGTTGCTCTATATCCGCATCTGATAAATCAAGCATGTTCACGACAAGAAACGGTTTCTCATCCATTATGTTTATTTTCTCCAAGTCGGTGTAAAATCTATATTCTATCCCATTGGTAAGCACACCAAAACGCGCTTTTGACGCTACAAAATATTTTTGTAGTTGGGTGTCATGCAGGTTTAGGTCTTGCTTGCAGTGTTTGCATTCTATAAGAAGTATAGGATTTTCATCCTTCATTATGGCATAATCGATTTTTTCTCCTTTTTTCTTTATTAAGTCACAATCCATTTCAGGCACGACCTCAAAAGGGTTAAAAACATCGTATCCTAAGGCTGCAATCATTGGCATTATAAATGCGTTTTTTGTAGCTTCTTCTGTAGCTATCTTGTCTTTTTGTTTTTTTATATTATCAGATAGCTGTACAACTTGATCTTTAAAATCCATTGCTCTGCTTTTCACTTTTTAATATTATACAAATGTAATTTATATAATAATATAAACAAAATTAAAGATGGGAAAAATAAACCGTTGAATATATTTTGTATGTTTTATGGCTCTAACTATGTCATTTTATTGTTATATTTGCAATGCCGTGTGATGTTGCACGGAACTATTTCTATCGAAAAGACCTATGGCTGGAATACATTTTGACATTACAGGTGATAATTCTAATTTCTTACGTAGACTTCGTGAAGTAGAGAATGGTGTAAAAAACACGTCCAAGCAAATAGAGCAAAGCGGTTTAGGTATTGAAGAACTGTTTAACCGTATGACTAGAGCTGCCGCAGCATTCGGAGCTGGTTTTACTGCAAAAGAATTAATTTCAAATATTGCACAAGTCCGAGGAGAATTCCAACAATTGGAAGTTGCATTTAAGACAATGCTTGGCAGTGAGGATAAGGCGAATGCCCTCATGCAGCAATTGGTAAAAACGGCTGCTACCACTCCTTTTGACCTTCAAGGCGTAGCAAATGGAGCTAAACAACTTCTTGCTTATGGAGAAAATGTTGAAAACGTAAATGACGACTTGATACGTCTTGGAAACATAGCCGCCGGCCTTTCTCAGCCACTTGGTGATATTGTGTATTTGTATGGTACTACCATGACGCAAGGACGGTTATATACCGCAGATTTAAATCAGTTTACAGGTCGTGGTATTCCTATGATTCGCGAATTGGCAAAAGTATTCGGAGTAGCAGAAGGAGAAGTAAAAAGTTTAGTTGAAGCAGGGAAAGTGGGATTCCCGGAAGTCCAGAAAGTCATCCAAAACCTTACAAATGAGGGAGGAATGTTCTACAACCTTATGCAAGAACAGTCCAAGACAATCACTGGGCAAATTTCTAATATAGAGGATGCTGTTTCCACCATGTTCAATGAGATAGGGAAAGCCAATGAAGGAATTATAAACGAAGCTCTGTCCGGTGTTTCTTATTTGGTTGAGAATTATGAGAAAGTGGGAAAAGTTCTTGTTGGTCTTGTAGCAACTTATGGCGTATATAAAGTGGCTGTGATGACAGTCACGGCTTTGCAAGCTTTACAAGCTTCAGGTATTGCCGCTCTAACTATTGCCGAACGTGCCCACTACGGATGGCTGGTTTTGCAAACAACGGCACAAAAAGCGTTGAACGCTGTCATGCTTACTAATCCGTATGTGTTATTGGCAACTGCTGTTGTAGGGCTTGGAGCTGCAATGTGGTCGTTATCCGATAATACAACGTCAGCAGAACGTGCTTTAGATTCATATAACAAGAAAATAGAAAAACTCAACACGGACGAGGAAGATCGGAAACGTACTTTGGAAGGTCTTGTTAGCACCATTAATAGCGAGGTGGAAGCCGATGTTACTAAACTCAAAGCTTTAAAAGATATTGAGGAACTATACCCAGCACTCTTTAGGAAATATGTTGATGAGAAAGGTCATATACATGACTTGACTGGGTTTTGGAAGGCATATAATGAAGAGGTTTCAAAATCCAGAACACAGTCAAAACAGGCTATAGTTGAATCTTTGGAACAACAAATAAAAAGTGCGGAATGGGCTTATAATTTAGCTAAGAAGGAGAACAACCGTTCCGAAATGAAGGTTCAGGCACAGCGTATCGAAGACCTGAAAAATGAATTGGCAAACGCAAGAAAGGATGTCTTGTCGGAAATCAATGCCCAATTGGAAGTAGAGAACAGACAGGAAACAAAAGAAACTACATATCAGGAAGATTTGGCAAATGCTAAAGCCGAATGGGAAAAAGCGAAAAAAGGGTATGAGTCATTAATCAAAGATCAGACGGCTACATCGAAACAGGTGAAAGAAGCCAAAGATAAGATGGAGGCATCCGAAAAGGCATACAAGGAGCTGGGCGGAGTAACTGGAAGCGAATTAACCAGACAGGAAAATCTAGCAAAAAAGCAAAAGGAAAACCAAGAAAAGCTGGATGGGCAACTTCTTTCACTTCGCCGTCAGAATCAGCAAGATGAAATCAACCTGATGAAAGAAGGCACGGAAAAGAAGTTGGAACAGATTGACTTTGATTATCAAAAACAGCTTGATGCGATAAGAAAACAGGAGGAAGAATGGAGCAAAGCCGGTAATGGCAAGTTGACCGACAAGCAGGTACGGGAAATCTCGGAAGCTTATGCCAATGCCGAAAGCATGAGGGATAAAGATATTACTAATGTAACCAAGGAGCAACTTAAAGCCGAACAACAGGCTTTGAACGATTACTTGAAAGAATATGGCACGTTTCAGCAACAGAAATTGGCTATCGCCCAAGAGTATTCGGAAAAAATAAGGAAAGCGCAGGAAGAAAGCGGTGCTAATAGTGCACAAGTAAAGTTGCTGGAGAAACAACGTGATGTTTCCATACAGAACAAGGAAACGGAAGCCATAAAAGCCAATATAGATTGGGTTACTGTGTTTGGTGAGTTTGGTTCCATGTTTTCCGACATGGTAAAGCCTGCCTTGGACGAAGCTAAAAAGTACATCCAAACCGACAAGTTCAAAAACTCCGATCAGGCAAGTCAGAAATCATTGATTGACGCCATCAGTCAGATGGAAAAGTCTTTGGGTGGTACAAGTGGAGTCAACTTCAAGAAACTTGGAGAGGATGTAAAAGCCTATCATACAGCCGAACAAAACCGTATCAATGCCATAGAGATTGAAACAGCCGCTTTGGAAAAACTAAAGAAATCACAGGATGATTACGCCAAAGCACAGAAGAGTGGAACAGAAGAAGAAAAGCAGGTTACAGCGAATGCCCTTGATATAGCACGACAGAATGCTGACATTGCATCCGCCAATGTAAAGACACAGACGGATATCGCCAATCAGGCCCAGCGTAATGTGACTGATACCGCCACCAGACTGAAAGCAAGTATGGAAAATTTGTTGGGAGGCTTGCAGCAGATTTCATCCGGAGGGTTGTATAACGCATATAGTGGAATTATCAAAACCGTGAACGGATTCAAGGACGTCATAGGTAAGACATCGGAATCGCTTCAAGAAGTTCCCATTGTCGGATGGATTTTGTCTATTATTGACGTACTCAAAGACGGATTGAGTGATCTTGTCGGTGGTCTGCTTGATGCTGTTCTAAATGCGGTCAGTGGGATTATCAGTGATGTTTTGTCTGGAGACTTGTTTGTTACAATTGGGAATTCATTGAAAAATGGAATAGGTAATATCCTTAATGCGATTTCTTTCGGTGGTTTTAATTCTTTGTTTGGTATTGGCGGTAATAAAAAAGAGGTCGAGGAAGCTATCAACAGATTGACAGACCGTAACGAAACGTTACAAACTGCCATTGAAGACTTGACTGACGAAATGAAGGCAAGCAAGGGAACGCAGTCTGTTGCCGCATACCGGGATGCTTATAAGTATCAAAAAGAAACTATTGATAATTATAAGCGTATAGCGCAGGAACAAGCACGTTATTCTGGTTCTCATCATAGTTGGAATTATTATTGGGGCGGTTTTTCTCAGGAACAGATAGACCGTCTGAGTGGAAAGATTGGTCGTGATTGGAATGGTGATATCTGGAATCTTACCCCAGAAGAAATGAAAATGCTCCGTGAGACAGTAGATATGTGGGAAACCATTCAGAATACCGGCAAAGGTGGATACGGTGATCGTCTGACTGATAAGTTGAATGACTATATTGATCAAGCTGGTACGTTGGAAGAACTGACGAATGAACTTTACGAGGGTCTGACTGGAATGTCATTTGATTCTATGTATGATAGTTTTGTAGACAATCTTATGGATATGAAATACGATGCGAAGGCAGCATCGGAAGATATATCAGAATACTTTATGCGTGCCATGCTTTCCAATAAGATTGGTGAGTTATACAGTGAAAAGTTGGAGGAATGGTGGAAAAAGTTTGGTGCCAGCATGGAGGATAACGAGCTGACCGAAGAGGAAAGGAAAGCCTTGCAAGATGAATATATGAAGTATGTGGATGAAGCCATGAAACTGCGTGATGAGCTTGCTGCCGCAACCGGATATGACAAGATTTCACAGGAATCCTATTCCCAATCTTCTTCATCAAGAGGGTTTGGCACTGAAATGACACATGAAGATGCAGGAGAACTAAGCGGTAGGTTTACAGCATTGCAGGTTTCAAATGAGGAAATAAAGAGCCAGATGATAAATGTTGTTGTCGGCATAGGATCTTTGGTTTCTATTTCAACGGAGGGCAATGCTACGTTGGGTAACATCTTGAATCAGCATGTGATTACTAACGGTTATTTGGAAGATATCGTAAAATACACAAAGCCTATCCTTGAATTAGGATCGAAATTAGATAAGATAGTAGATAATACTAAAAATATGTAACATGGAAGGAGAATTTTATATAAATGATAAGGATGCTTATACCACATGGGGAATAAGTATGGATACCTCTTCTTTATCGGCGTTAATGACACCACCGCCGATGAAAGAGTTTATAGAAAACAAGTCACGTCTGGAAAACGGCAAGCGAGTTATAACTTCAGATTCCAAGATTGACGAAAGGAATATTACACTTACATTTAATCTTACGGCTAAAAGCGAAGATCAGTTTTTTGTTAGATATAATTCTTTTTGTGAAGAACTCGCCACTGGGGTATTACATATCAGAAGCAAATATCAGCCAAATGTTGTGTATAAGACTATTTATTTGTCATGTAACCAATTTACACAGTTTATGAGGGGAATCGCTAGTTTTTCCTTGAAATTAGTGGAACCTAATCCTGCGGATAGGACAACATGATTTTTTCTTTGAATATAATTGCTATCATGTGATTTATTTGTATATTTGCTACATAACATTGTATGAAGCTATACAATACTCGTATGGGACTAATAGACATTAAAAACATATCAGGAGATATTCGTTTCTCCACAGACTTCAACGTTGGTTCGATAGGTCGTTATTCATTGGGTAAGGAGGATTACATTACTCTTCCTTTTAACGTCCTAACTCCTATTAATTTTAAGATGGGTGATTATGTGGACTTGTCGGGGATATTAGATGAATCCCTAGGTGGTAAATTCGCAAAGATATATGAAGTTGTAGATTTGCCGACACCTACTTATGACCAGTCTACGGGCGGCTATAATTACGAGTTGCGTCTTGATGCTTACTATTGGAAATGGAAAAATAAGAAATTCAAGTACATGCCGGAGGTGGCAGGCCAGGAAGCGTCTTGGAACCTTACTGCCTCATTGGATATGCAATTAGGTGTGTTCCTCCGAAACTTACAAGCTCTTGGTTACAAATACAGGGGTAATGATTTCGATTTTTCTATAGATTCGTCAGTAGAGGATTCAGCTAAGTTGATGTCTTATGAGAATACCAATCTGCTGGATGCTCTTACTAACATGGCAGAAACGTGGAATTGTGAGTGGTGGGTAGAAGATAATATTATCCGATTTGGACGTTGTGAGAATGGAGATGCTGTTAGGATAGAGCTGGGTGTGGAAGCCCAAGAAATGCCGCGCAGTGAAAGCCAGGGAACCTATGCTACACGTGTGTATGCTTTTGGATCAACAAGAAACATTCCTTCCAACTATCGGCCTGTTGATGAAACAGTAGTGGTAAATGGTATTGTTCAAAAGCGGTTGATGTTACCAGAAGGAACACCGTATATTGATGCTTATCGGTATAAGGATGGTAAAAGGGTATATATTGGTGAAGAAGGTTATGATATAGGTACGGAAATGCCGCAGGAGGAAGCTATTGAAGATATTATATTCCTTGATGAAGTCTATCCACGTACTGAATGTGTTGTTGGTACGGTTGGCAGTTATACGTCTACGATAGAAGATGAAGAAACACAAGAAACAGTAACCCAGACATTTTATTATGTAACCGATACTAGTGGGCTTGTCTTTGATGAAAGTTATATTATTGATGGAGAAGAACTTAGGTTGGTATTCCAGTCTGGTTTACTTAATGGTATGGATTTCGGTGTAACATTTCATAAGGCTGGCACAAGTTTAGGAAGCGTAACACTTGAAAGTGATGTCTATGAAATTGTTGCCAATGATAATTATGGAAGGACATTGCCCGATGAAACATTAAAACCTACTACAGGAGATAAATTCATTCTTTACGGCTGGGATAGTACGAAGATAACGGACCTTGGCCTCGTATCAAATGCCGAGCAAGAATTAAGAGACAAAACGGTGGATTGTGTAAAAAAGATGATGGTCGATGATGGTACATACAATACTACCCTTGCATCATCATGGGTAAAAGAAAACATGATCAGCCGGACATTTGACATTGGCCAAAGAATAGAGCTTGTCAATAAATCTTTTTTTGAGACTAGTCGGATATCTAGAGTTATAGGTCTTGAAATAAAGCTTGATTTACCTTACGATGCTCCTGTATATACAATCGGTGAAAGCACAGCATATTCCCGAATTGGGGAGCTTGAAAATAAAGTTGACAATCTTACTTATAAAGGTCAGACGTACACTAGTGGAGGTAGAAAAGGGGTTTATATAATCCGTACAAATGATTCGACTGCTCCTAGCAATAGTAATGTGTTCTCTGCTTTACGCTCATTAGCAATGTTCCTCCGCAAAGATATCGCCGACACAGCCAATGAGCTGATCACTTTTTTAAAAGGTCTTTTGATAGGTAAGAACGGTAGTGGAATCACTGTACTTGAGAACGGTATGTCACAGGCTGTTGTTGATTATCTGTATGTCAAGGTCAAAGCCGTTTTTGACGAGCTTGAAGTAAAGAAGAAGACGTATGTAGGTGGTGAGCAGGTGATTTCCCATGCAGGCATGAAATGCAACCGTGTGGATGAGTTGGATGATGTCTACCGTTGTTATTTCAAGGAAGAGGAAGACGGAATTGAGATAGAGAACCAGTTTACTCCGGGATCTCTCGCCATCGCACAGGAGTGCAATATCAAGACAGGCATTTCGCATCATGTCGGCAACCGCTATTACTGGCGGTTGGTTACAGCAGTAGGTGAGAATTATATAGACCTGTCCAAGACCGTGTGTGATCCTAATGTCGAGAACGATGTTCCGGTGGCAGGTGATGATATCGTGGGATTGGGCCATAAGACTGATATCACCAGACAGGCGGCGATAATTCTCTCTTCGGTGAACGAAGTTTCTCCGTCCATCATCATGTATCAGGGTATTAATGATTTTACCTTGACCGGGAAAGATGTCATTTCTTTTGATTTTGACAGGTCTACCGGCAAGGCCCGGATGAAGGTGTACGGAGATACGTATATTGGCGACAAGGACCGGACCACTTACATGGAATACACTCAGGATAAAGGTGTTGATATCAAGGGTATGTTCCACATCGAAAAAGGCTCCACCGGATGGAAGAATATGGAAGGTCTGCCGGATGAGATACAGGCGGCCGCAGATCTTGCCCAAGAGGCCAAGGATGCGATAGACAATGCGGCTGTCGGAAGTGTCAATCTGTTGCGTAATTCCGGGTTTACGGGAGATTATGAGACA